GTAGTGGTTGCGGCTGACGGCGTTTGCGTCACCGTAGTATTCGGCGTCTGCCCGGTTACCGAATGGTCCCACAACGATTTCTAGCTCATCTTCCTTGGTGAGCATAACGCACACATAGCTAACCTTATTGTCTACCATACGCACGCGGACATCGAATCCTGCTTCGATACCGTAGGCAGCGTTGCGAGCCAGTTTGCACATAGCTAGCGCTTGGTCTTCGCGGAGGAATGGCCCGCCGCTCATGCGCCATTCGGGCCGTCGAGTGCTCCGGGTTTCGATGATGTAGTGCGCCACTTGTGTTGTCCTTTCGGGGTGTGTATGGTGGGTGTTGCCAGGTTGCTTGCGTTTCTTGGTTCCTCAGTGGGTGAGGTGTGAGGGTGGCCCCTACCGGATCGGGTTCGGTAGGGGCCACTGTCATTTACTTAGAACCGAACCACTTGGTTAGAGTAATGTCCCAAGTCTGAACCGTTCCATTTTTCATGTTCGTGATATCAACACGAACATTTCTTTCCGATGTAATCGGCGCGCTTGGCGAGGAAACGCTCGCCAGTCATCAGCTTGCGGAGTGCACGCCCGCCGGTTTCGCGGATGGTGAAACGAAAGTCATTGTTTGTGAGAAGGGCCTGAGCGGGGGTCTGTGCACTCATTTCGATTTACCTTTCATCGTTACTACCTTATATAACTACAATACCATTAATCGTATTGATGTCAACCTATTTTCGCGTATTAATCCAAGTTTGTAGGTATTCCACAATCCGTTTGTAGGTATCCCACAACATTGTGGATTGCACTAAGTTGTTCCTATTCTACAAGCAACCTAGACACCCCTGTATGGGTGTCACCCGTTCAGGGTACATAGCATAGGTGTATGCGTTTGTGCAAATCCTCCAAACAACACTGTGGTTTCGTTAATGGCAGGAAACCCCATCGGTCTAGTAGAGTGGTCATATCAGGTCGCAAGGGTTCGGGAAAGTCAAGCTTTAGAATCGTGATATGGTCTGAGAACAACTAAATAGAATCCGGTTCCATACATAGAGGATCAAAGGGCTTATCCGAGTCCACCGGACGGCGCGTACTGCCGAGGGTATAAATGTGCGGTGCTCGACCGGGACCGCAACCGGGAGAGAGTCAGCAGGAATGGCGGCACTAAACGGGTTTGTGCCGGAAGTGTGGTACGCGTTCCGTGGCTGACACTCAACACCTGAAATATCCAGCTTTTCATGCATCATCCCAACTACAGAGAGGATCAGTCACCATGACTGACGCAACCAACACCACCAACACCACTGCCGTTGAGAGCGTGGATGAGTCCGCGCAGGATATTGCTGCGGAGCAGGGTGGGCAATCGTCCGCGCTGGCGCTCATCGATTCGATGAATAAGCCTGGTCTGGGTATCTATTCCAGCATCACGGGCACGAATTTTGCTGACAAGATCAAGGTGGTTGAGGCACTGTCTAACAGTGTCGCAATCGACCCCGACCACATCGGAACCGTCATCAACCTCAAGGATTTCATCGCGCAGGCAATCAAGATCAATGACACTGTCAATGGTGGTATGATTGATGCTGCCCGGGTGATCCTGATCGATGAGGACGGCACCAGCTACCACGCGACCAGTGTCGGCCTTGCCTCTGCTCTCCGCACTCTGGTGCAGGTGGTCGGTGAGCCCGCTACGTGGGAGGCTCCGATTCCGGTTACTGTCGCGGTTCAGAAGACCCGTGCCAATTTCCGTGTGTTCACTCTGAACTACGTGTAATGTTGCTCTAGCTACACACCTCACCCACCCTGCCGGGCGCATGCGCTATCGCGTGTGCGCCCGGTTCCGTGTATCTAGAGTAAGAGAAAACTTAATATGGCCGCTAAAAATCCGCGCCCGGGCAAGCGCAAAATGCAAAATGCTCAATGGGCGAAAGCGCAGAGCGCTAGACAAGATGAGCTAGCAAAACTGCGGGAGGCTGTAAAACGCAAGCAACGAAATGTTAACGCCAAGATCAATAGGTTAGAGAAGAATCACGGCGTTAACCTCAGGGGTACTAGCTACGCCCCGTCGATAGCTGATGCTAAAAAGATCGGTCGATATACCGGCAAACAGCTAGAGGCACTTGCCGCGCGTCTGGACGCTTTCACCAAGCGAACGACCACGTTTGTCGCTATCTCTGGTGGCGAGGTGGTTTCAGGTGAGGCATGGAATAGATATATTGCTGCGCAGAATAAGTATAACGCTTTCGGTCAGAGTATCATGCAGCAGGTCGGCGGGGTGCAGCTACCTGGAGTCGACTCCAAAGGTCGACCTAATAACCAAACCATTGCGGAACGTGAAATGACAACTCGTAAGGATGGTAAAGGGCTGCTGGGTGAGTCGGCACAAAAGTCATATATTAACGTCGATTTGAAAGCTCGCAATGTTGCGAGCGCAGAGGCGCTCGAAATCCTCACCCGCGATATGGAAAGGAAAGCCAAGAGACAATATCTCAATAATATTGTCAAGAGACAGCGCAAACAAGCAGAGAAAATGTTAGAGGTGATGGGTAGCGAGGAATTGCGCCGGAAGGTCGATGATCTATCCGATTATCAATTTCACATTCTCTGGGAACACACCCACTTTGCTGACGCCGTTGGTGGCAAGTACGCTTTCGCCGTGAAAATGGCCGCCGACTCTCAGCCTTGGTATAAATATATCATTGAGGACAATAGTCAAGATGTTGAGCAATTTGCCGACTGGGCACGGCAGCTACCAGAAAACGCACCGACTCAAAGGCGCGCACAAGCGGCGCGTAAATCTAATGGCAGACTTCGAAACAACAACGGCGGAAACCGACGCAGATAATACGTGGGTTTGGGGATGGGGTGTTGCTGACATTGATATCAGCCCCGATCTAGTTGATATCGGATACGATATTGAAAGTTTCATTGACTATTTGATGGAATTCAATAACGTTTGCTATTTCCACAATATCGGTTTTGATGGTCGATTTATCCTTGACTGGTTATTGAAAAACGGGTATCAACATTTCGACGGTGACGATAGAGTCACATCGCCCGGCACGTTCAAAACTCTTATCAGTGATATGGGTAGATTCTACAGTATCACAGTGCGTTGGATGAATGGCCAGACAACCGAATTCAGGGACAGCCTCAATAAGATTCCCATGACCGTCAAGCGCGTTGCCAAGACCTGGGAGTTGGAAGAGGGCAAAGGCGAAATCGACTACGATAAGGTTCGCCCCAAAGGCTACCGGATGACGGCACAGGAACGCGACTATCTGCGCCGGGATGTGGCGATCATGGCGACGGCCATGCAGCAGGTTCTAGAGAGCGGAATGACTAAGCTGACCGTTGCATCTGACAGTCTGAATGAATACAAAACTCTGCTTGGTAAACAGCAATTCGAGAAACTTTTTCCGATCCTCGGTGACGCGCTTGATGCTGAGATTAGGCGTGCGTATCGCGGGGGTTTCACGTACGCGGATGATCGGTTTAGTAAGGAGTTGCAGGGTGCCGGGCTGGTGTTGGATGTGAACAGCCTGTATCCGTCGGTGATGATGCACAATATCATGCCGTGGGGACACCCAGTATTTCAGGATGGTAAGATTGAGCCGTCTGAGCGGCACCCTCTCACTATTTTCAGTGTCACATTTACTGCTGTAATAAAACCGGATCATATACCCTGTATTCAAATCAAGGGCAACAGTCGTTTTCAAGGCACCGAGTATTTGAAAGTGATTGATGAACCAACAACGTTGATGGTTACTAACGTTGATTGGGATTTGTACAATGATCACTACAATATCACGGTTTTGTCGTACAACGGCGGCTGGGGTTTCCATGCTACACGCGGCATGTTTGATAGCTATATCAATAAGTGGGGTAAGATCAAGGCCGAAAGCTCTGGTGGTCGAAAAGAAATCGCTAAGCTGCATCTGAACAGCCTTTATGGCAAGTTCGCCACTAATCCCAATGTTGCATCTAAAATACCTATCTTGAAAGATGGGATTGTGAAACTCGCTATGGGTAAAGAGGACAAGCGACCACCGATTTATACCGCTGTCGGGGTATTCATCACCAGCTTTGCGCGCGACCTCACGATTCGGGCCGCTCAGGCGAATTACGATGTGTTCGCCTATGCGGATACCGATTCACTGCATTTGCTGACGACAGAGCTACCTGACGCGTTAGAGGTGCACCCGAGCAAGCTGGGTGCCTGGAAACTTGAATACTACTTTGATTCAGCATTCTATGTTCGCGCGAAAGCGTATGTGGAACACCTCACCAAACCGGGATGCAAGGACAATGACGGGCACCATACGGACTGGTGTCTGATGGGGTGCACCATCGACCACAAAGCGCACGTTGAGGCTTGCTATTACCACAACGCTTTCGCAGGGTTGCCTCTCCCAATTTCATCTAAGCTCACATTTGATGACTTGCACAATGGCAAGATCATTGAGGGCAAGCTGAGACCGAAAGCCGTGTCCGGGGGAATCATTTTGGAGCCGACAACATTCGAGTTGAAAATTTAGTGTTGACATTGCTGCGGGATGATGTGCTAAGCTGTAGTCATCAGCACGGGAGCTAGCCACGCTGGGGCAAGGCTTAAACGAACACAGCTACATCAAATGTCGTCCCGTCCCAAACTTAATACCAGCAATGTAATTAATAAACTCACTAAGGAGAGAAACAAAATGGAAATTCTTACGATTGACAAGCCGGTTGCGGCTAACCCGTACACCGAGGATGTGGCCGAGCTTATCGCGGCCACCGACGCCAACACCGAGCCGGGCAAGGTGGTTGCCGGTGGCATCAAGGTCGCGGCTGACGCTGTCAATAAGGAGCGCGTCAAGTTCGCTCAGGCTGCCAACGCTGCCGGTAAGACCGCGTCGTTGGTTCACAAGCTGGATGAGCTTACCCCCGACGCTGACGGAAACGTCACCATCCTGTTCACGCTCACCAAAAAGCATGCTGCGCGCCGTGGGGTCAAGCCTGCCACCGATGCGCCTGCTGAGGCTCCTGTTGAGCCGGTGGTTGAGGCACCGGCCGAGTCGGTTGCCGAGGATGTCAAGCCGGAGGGTAAGCCCCGCGGCCCGCGCCGGTAACAGAATCCCGCACCATTACCGACGTGATCGGTGCGGGCGCTGAGGGCACTGGACAGAGCGAAACGGACTAGATGGTAATGCTGCGGTTGGGTCCGCGCCGTGCTAGCATGAGGTTTGCAACCTGCCGGATTCGTTCGACGGATGCCCCGAAAAGAAACGGGAAACCACCCACCAAAACTTGGTGGGTGGTTTCCCTCATATCTAGACAACTCAATAAGAGAGGCAATCCGAAAATGGATGACGAGAACGAAACCGGTGTAGAGACTTCCGCTGTGGAGTCCGGCACGCACAGTGAGGAGCGTAATTACGCTGCTGAACTAGAGGCTGCTAATGCTGCTGTTGCACAGCGTGACGCAACCATTGCCGAACATGCAAACACTATTGCTGCTCGGGATGCTGAAATTCTTGAATGGAAAGCTCGTAACTTTGATCTGATGAATAGTGCTCCCGCTGAGTCTGAGGTTGAGTCTGTTTCGGATGAGCTTGGCGGGGAACCTTATAGCGAGCTTTTCGGCGACTAAAATAATACCGTCAACAATAACTGAATAAGGAAAACTTAATAATGGTAACTCCTATTAACGTTGCGCCACTTAAGCCCAACATTGATAACGCTACGTTTCTCAATGCGATTCGTCGTCACGCCTCTCCCGCGTTTCAGGAGCGCGTGCCCGAGTCCACTCAGGCGAACGTGCAGCAGAATCTTAATGATCTTGCGAACTACCGCCCTACCTGGAATGAGTTTCAGGAGGCGCTGGTAAACCGTATCGGTCTGGAAATCTACCGGTACAACAACTTCACTAACCCTCTCGGCAAGTATAAGCGCGGCTATCTTGAAGCCGGTGACACGATCGAAGAGGTTATTACTGGTCTGGTTGAGGCTGATGTCTATGACACCGATCGCGAAGCGCTTGAATCCACGCTGTTTGGTACTCATGGTGTTGAGTCTCGATCCTTCTTCCATAAGATCAATCGTCAGAATGTCTACACCATCACGATCAATGAGGCACTTCTTAAGCGTGCTTTCCTGACTAGCTCGGGTCTGGGTTCGTTTGTGACTCAGCTTATGGCCGTGCCGTCTACGTCCGATCAGTGGGACGAATTCCTCATCATGTCCTCGCTGCTTCGCACGATGGACGATGACGGGGCATTTTTCAACATCAATGTTGGAGATATCGCTAATATCACTGACGACAACGGTGCTGCCGCTAAGTACGCGCTGCGTAAGATGCGTGAAATGGCATCTACTCTGCCGTTTATCAGTCGAAAGTATAACCCGGCCGGTATGCCTCTTGCTGTGCAGCCGGATGACCTGGAGCTTATTACTACTCCGGGTGCTCTGGCCGCTATGGATGTTGAGGCGCTTGCTGGAGCGTTCAATATCAATAAGGCTGAGTTTGCGGCACGCACCACTGTTATCCCGGAAGAGAACTTTAATATTCCGGGTGCTCAGGCGATTATCACCAGTCGCGATTTCTTTGTTGCCGCGGACTCTCTGCTTGAAACCACGTCGCAGTGGAACCCTGCCAAGCTCCAGACTAACTATTTCCTCCATCATCACGGCGTTTATTCGGCGTCCCCTGCTGCACCGGCTATCCTGTTCAGCACGCGCCCGTCTACGCCGATTGTGCTGGATGAGTATGTGGTCACTGGTGTGAACGCTATTACTCTGACGGATGAGGACGGAAACACTGTGACGAATGTTGAGCGTGGCGAGTTCACTCAGCTTGACTCCAGCGTTATCACCAGCCCGACCGGTGGCTCCGGTTCGATTCGTTACGTGCTGTCGGGCGCCCTGTCAGTGCACACGCGTATCAGCCGTACCGGTGTGCTGTTCGTGGCTGCGGATGAGCAGAGCGAATCCCTTACTGTCACCGCGATTGCTGTTGACAGCCCGGACAAGACTAACCCGGTTCAGGTTTCGCAGGCGTTCACTGTTGTTGGTGACCTGCTCATTGCGTGGCCGAACCCGGAGGTCATCCCGGATGCTGACGAGGATGGTCTGCTGGAGGTCACCCCTGCTCCGATTGTCAAGGATGCCTCTAACAACGTGACCATTCCGACCGTTGTCGGTGTTCAGTATCAGGAGGATGGTACTAACGTTGCTAACGGCACCGTTATTGCTATCACTGGGTCGCACACGTTCACTGCGGTTTCCCGTGCAGGCTATGAGCTTGCTGCTGGTGCTGTTGCTAGCTGGACGATTAGCTAACCATCGGATAGTCCGTGAGTGGCCCGGCACCTGTGAGGGTGCCGGGCCACACACCTATAGGCAGGAATCACAATTGAATAGTGCAATCAAATCCGGACCGAATAGCAACTATGATTTCGGTTATGATTTCAACTATGCTCTCTGGACTGAGGGTAGCACGGTAACTCTCTGTAATGTTCCGTGGAATAATGATTATCGGGATGCGGTTTCTTTCACTGATATTGCAGCGGTGAACGCATACATTGATAGTCTCTCTACTAGCAGTGTGAGTATCACTAAACTTTCACAGATCAAGCCGAATACGCCGGTCAAGATCAATGTGCCATTCAATATTGCATTCAAGTACAACTATCTGCGCGTGTCTGCCCCTGTTCAACCGATTGTGGGTGACGTTCAGCGTGACTATTTTTACTTCATCACGGATGTTACATACATTGCGCCGAACAATACACTTCTCACGGTGCAGCTTGATGACTGGGTGACGTTCACCGGCCAATGGACACTGGGCCAATGTTACGTAGAGCGCGGACACATCGGCATTGCTAACGAAAACGCTTTCGACAACTACGGCAGAAACTATCTCACCATCCCTGAGGGAATGGATATTGGCAGTGATATGCAGGTAGTCAAAACAAACAGCGTTTCGATCATGCGCAACGATTTCCGCGACGGGTCCACTGTGGAAACCTCGCACCCGTGGGACATTCTGGTCTGTGCTACCGGTGACCTGATCGCCATGACAGCAAACCCTGGCACCAAGACCAGTCCGAACCGTATTACGGCGCAGGGTGGCAATTTCTTTGGTCTGCCGTCCGGCGCAAATTACTACGTTTTCAATGGCACTCAGAATGACTTTCAACTTTGGCTGACTAGTGTTCAAAGTTTCCCGTGGATTACTCAGGGCATCATCAGCATTAGTGTTATCCCGCCGATTACACGTTATATTCCCGGTTTCACCTACGGGAGCAGTGCTCCGGTGCTGGCACCGACTCAGGTTTTGCAGGCACGCACTTATGACATGATTACGAATTGGCGTAATGACCCTCAGATTGCAACATATATCGGTTCACGTTTCGCTAACCTCAAAAAACTTTTCACGTATCCGTACATGGCTGTTGAATTGACGACGTTTGGTAGCACACCCTTGCTGCTAAAACCTGAGGCATACAACGGCGATAACATGACTGTGGTCGAGCGCATCAACCCTATTCCTCCGAATCAGCGTGTCAGTATTGCACCTCTCGGTTACAATAAGATTGACGCTACTGACATTCTCAATCTCATTCCGGGTAGCACGCTTGGACCTGGATTGGGTGATGATCAGGGCGAATTTCTTGATCTACAAACCCTGATCAGCAATTTCCCGACCTTGGCTATCGTTAACGATATGGCCATTAGTTACCTTGCGTCTAACGCCCACAGTATTGCATACCAGTACGCTAGTGCCGACTGGTCGCAACAGCGGGCACTACAGGGTAATCAGGTGTCCTACGATCAGGCATCATCGGGAATGACGCTGAACAATCAGCTCGCCTCAATCGCACAGGGTGGTATTTTTGGTGGCAACGCCATTGACCAGAATTTGCGGGCGCAGACGATGGGGTTGGGGGCCATTAGTCAAGCTGGTGGTGGGGTTGCTGGTGGAGTTGGCGGGGTTGCTGCCGGTGCTGCCGGTGCGGCACTGGGTGCGCTGACGGCTGGTGCACAGTCGGATGCTGCTAATCAGGTTGCTAACCTTGGTGCTGCGCAGAGTGCGCGCACGAACCGGGCACAGCAGGCGAATATGGGTATGGTGCGAGATACCAATAAGGATTATGCCGACTGGGCTGCGCGCGGTGACTATGCTAATAGTATTGCTGCTACTGATGCGAAGGTTCAGGATGCTAAGGCTATTCAGCCGTCTACTAGCGGCCAGGTTGGCGGTGAAGCATTTAATATTATCAATAATCTATCTGCTGTGTTCGCTCGGGTGAAGATGATTGATCCGGCTGCGATTGCGCGCATTGGTAACTATTGGCTGCGGTTCGGTTATCAGATCAACCGGTTTATTCAGATGCCCAGCAATCTGATGGTGATGGAGAAATTCACATACTGGAAACTCACCCAAACGTACATCACATCTGCTAGCATGCCGGAAACGCATAAGCAGACGATTCGCGGTATTCTTGAAAAGGGTGTGACCCTGTGGGCCAGCCCTGCCGACATTGGCAATATTGATATTGCTGATAATAACCCCTTGCCGGGCATCACAATTTAATAGAGGAAATATGACAAACAGCAATAAGCGAGGGTCGGGCGCTGATCCTCTCTACAGGAATCACCTGCGCGGCACCAACTTTCACAACAATGTTGCGGAGAATAGACAAGGGCTGATTGAACGCATGTATTTGCGCATCATTGGCGAGCTTGCCATGAACCGATTCAAATGGGAGGGTCTGCCGGAAGAGGTTGACGTACGTTTCCTAGAGCTTACTCTCTACAATTTCGCGCTCAGTATTTTCTTTCAAGACACCGGCAATATCGGCAACGACCGTTCCGACACGCGCTTTTTCAACGGCAGTGAAAAGTATTTTGCATTGCAGGGTGGCGCATCCGGTCCACTCAATATGATGCAACAACCGTTGACGTTCCGCGCAACCGGCAACAACTTTGTGGGCATCACGCTCACCAAAGATGAGTGCGTGCCGATTTGGGCGAACTACTACCGGGTGCCCGATCTTGACTTGGTCTCGGTGTACGCCAACCGGCTGGCGTCAATGTCGCGCACTGTCGAAATCAACGCCATTAGCGCCAGGCGAAATAAGGTGGTCGTCACGTCTGAAAACTTGCGTCACACTGCGGCGCAGATCAACCGTCAGATTGAGGATGGGCAGGGGGTTATCACTGTGGGAGATGCGCTAGGCTCCCTCACGGATATGGTTACCGCGCTTGACCTCGGCGTGCACCCTGACAGTGTTGTCAATATGCAGATTGCTAAAACCCGTGAGTGGAACGAATGCATGGGGTATCTTGGTATTGAAAATGCTAATCAGGATAAAAAAGAGCGTTTGGTGGCATCTGAGGTTGACGCGAATAACGAACAGTCCTCTATGTTCCGTTACGTCAATCTGAACGCTCGACAGATTGCATGCGAGCAGATCAATAAGAAATATAAGCTTGATGTGAGTGTGGAGTATAACACTCAGGTTGATGCTATGGCCGCTGCCTATGCTCCAGGCACGGAAGATGTGAACGCCGATATGACGATTGAAAGTGAGGGTAGCTGATGAGCACTTTTACCATGACCCTAAAAGAGGCTATCGACGTTCAGGGTGGTACTACGTCGCTCGGCTCTGACGGCATCATGCGCATGACCGGTGCTAACATTGGTCTTGACCACTATCCGATATGGGATGAGAACTACCGAGATATCCTCAATGGTAAAATTATTGACCATTACTGGAACCGTGAAATCGGTATGGAATCGCTGAGTCTATTTCAGCATGCAATGCGGCGGAAAATGAACGAAATCATGCCGTATTACAATCAAGTTTACGCAACCATTGCGCTGAACAATGACCCTCTCCGCACCATGGATTTGAACGCCGTGAGCACGGGCACGGCTGGGCAGACAACCAACGGGACTGACACCAACAACACCACGAACAGCAATAGCAGTGCATCCCGCGTGGTCAACAGCGACACCCCACAAACCATGCTGTCAGGGGATGAGGATTACGCGACAAGCGCCACAGACAGCAACGGTGCCAGTAACGGAACGGCTGATAGCACGAACACCAGTACCGGCACCATGACAGGCAACACCTCGGGCGACACCCACACAACCGGGTTTGTCGGGCTGGCGTCGGATTTGATTATCCGCTACCGCGATTCGCTCATCAACATTGACTTGACAATTATCACCATCCTGGGAGAATGTTTCATGCAGGTATGGGATAGCGGTGACAGTCTCACCTATTAGTAACACCCTATAACAGAATAGAGAAAACTTAATATGTCTGATCCTAACACCGGCCTGACGCCGATTGTTTACCCTCCCATCGTGCCGATTGCGCTCACCGGTTTCCCCCTGCTGGTTGACCCTTACACCAATGTGCAAGCTGCGACCTACCGTGATGGTTCTACATTTCTCGAAACGCTGGAAACCCTGAAAACGTGGCTTGCCACCGATTTCTTGGATGCCGTCAATACGAATGAGAGCGCGCTACAGACACACTGGGATGCTGAGGTCACTGCCCTCACCGCTGCACTGAATACGGCTATCACAGAGATTCAGAATAACACAGACACTAGTAATGCTGCACTTGCTACCAGTGTTAATAACGCTATCAACAGTGTTATCAATTCGACTATTGCGGTTACCGATCCTGTCACCCTGGCTATTATTTCCAACGCCAGCACGGCGACCCGTCAGCTTATTGAATCTATCATCCTCAACGATCACAAGGTTTACAGCCCGATTGAGGCAGCCGACTACGGTAGCACCAAGAATCTTGCAACTCTGAACGCCGCACTTGATGCCGCCGAGGCCAGAGGAAAACACACCCCAGTGCACCTATCCGGTGTCTGGGATGTTGGAAACGGCCTCAGTATGAATGGCCGTTCCGCTGTACTGATTGGCGACGGTGGCGGCGGCACCGATACTTCACCGTGGGGTACTGTCATCTATGCTAGCACTCAGACCGGGCCTGTCATCGACTGGACAGGCTGGGTTACCCCCACACCCGGCTATGCGTCGATGGTGCACCATCATGGTTTTATCGTGCAGGGTGACAATAACGCAGACGCGACCCTCGCAAAGTCTGGTATGAAGTTCGCTACAATGAACGGCACTGCCTTTAGTGATATCAGCGTGCGACACACTGGTGGCCCGTGCATTGATATGGTGTCCGTTCCCGGAAACGCTGTTTACATCTGTGACTTTGAAAGAATCGCACTTTATCAGCCTGTCAACCAGTCTGCTAATAACGTCCCGTTTTTCCGCGCTGTTGAGCCAAACGGTAACCGATTCCGTGGCTTCAAACTCAGGTGTGATACTGCGCCAGACATTGCCCCGTCTGGTGCGGTGCAGATTCTTGCAAACGCGACCTACTCCGGTCACGATAACCTCTTTGATGCGTGGACATTTGAATTCTTCCGTGTCCCCACTAACGGCGCAATTATCAACCATACTGGTAACAGCAATATTTTTCATGCTATTCAGTTTTTTGATACGTCTAAGGCATCCGGTGCTAGTGGCACATCCTATTTCACTTTCAATGCGTCCACCAATGGCAAGGATCAAGGTGGTAATATTGTTAGGGGTGTTATCCCTGGCAGTAGTCTTTCTGCTACTGATGTTGATATGGGTATCAATATGTTGCAGTCTCGAAACTTGGTTGAGGGCGTCAAGGGTTATAAGGGAAACAACGTTGTCATTGGCGTAAACATCGGATACACGGATGTCAAGCTCGGTGGAGGGGCATCCGGTGCGCTTAACCGTGCGGTTGTTGATAACTCCGGGCTACCCACCAATAAGGTACGTGATGCCTCGCTAAACGTGTTCCCTGAGGGTGGAACCGGTTTCCGCCGCACAGTATCGGGTCGATACTACGGGGCAACCAACCACACCACAAGCACGGGTGTTATGTCGCTCAATGTGTTGTATCTCATCCCGTTTTGGCTGCCTCACGCGACCGTATTCAATGAGATTGATGTTGAGGTGACGGTTGCGGCGGCAGCATCAACCATCCGACTTGGTATTTATGACACTGATGTGGTCAACACTGACCGCCCCGGCAATCTTGAAATCGAGTGTGGCAGCGTTGATAGCTCGACCACGGGTGTCAAGGCGCTCGCTACATCGGTTACTTTGCAGGCGGGTCTGCATTGGCTGGGCGCTGTAGCTCAGGGTGGGACCCCCACAGTGCGCACACTGGTCGGCTCGCTTGATCCGGTTGCCAATACGTCGTTCGGTTGGGCCACTGATGCGACACAGGAGGTCAATTGTCATTGGACCAGCACTAGCGCGGCCCTTCCGTCGAGCTATGGAGGTTCGGTGAACGTTCGTGCTGGCGCACCTAAGATCATGGTAAAGGCACAGTAACAATGGCATCCGTCACCAACTTGCAGGTTGTGCACAACAATATCAATATTATTTTTGATGATGGTAGCGCGCTTGCTGCGTACCCTGCCGGATCAGGAATCTACTTTGTTGATACTGGTGTTGACACAGGTGCCGGTGGTGACACCGGGGGCGGGGAACCTCCCGCCCCCGGAACCTACAGCGTCATCTTTCCCTGCGCTGTCCACAATGTGAGCGATAGTTACGCGGCCCACGTCGCCCGGGGTTCGGTGAACCCTGGCACCGATTACACGGCGCCCTACGGCTCTGATGTGTGGTCGGTAGCTGACGGCACTGTCACCGACATTACTGCCACGTATGGCGGTAGTGGTGGGCGTATGATCCACATTGACAATGACGACGGAACCGGTGCGGATTATCTGCACCTCTCAGATTCCACCAGCTTTGTTACGCTCGGGCAGCACGTAACGCAAAGTCAAAAGATTGCGCTGTCTGGCGCGTCCGGTTATGGGGATGAGCACTACTATGGTGCGCACTTGCACATCAGCTATCGAACTATCCACGGGGCAGCGTACACTAATAACCACAACATCGACTTTGATGCATTGGTTAGATCATTGGGGCTGACATGAGCAAGAAGCATCCTTACTACAAATTCAATTACGTATTGTCTTTCAATGCGATATTTAATTTCCTAGTAGGGGGTCGTGGTATCGGCAAAACCTACGGTGCAACCAAGCTTGCTATTGAGGATGCAGTCTATCGGGGTAATCAATTCATCTACCTGCGCCGATACAAAACAGAAATGGCCCCAGCCCGCAACACCTTTTTCACGCCGTTTGCCGATAAGTTTCCGCGCTGGGATTTCAGAGTAGTTGGCAATGAGGCGCAGTGTGCACCTGCTCGCACTCGGGACAATAAGAAACGTCAGTGGCGCACCATCGGTTATTTTTTGGTCCTGTCAAACGCGCAGACTCAAAAGAGCGTGAGCTATCAGCACGTGCGCACGATCATCTTTGACGAATTCATTATTGAAAAGGGTTTGCTGCGTTATCTGCCCGATGAGGCTGACGTATTCACTAACTTTTACTCCACTGTTGACAGATGGAATGACAGGGTTCGCGTGTTTTTCCTCGCAAACAGTGTTAGTATCATGAATCCCTATTTTCTGAAATACAACATCCGGCCCGATCAGGACGGGGAATTGGTTGTCAGGGATAACGGGTTTGTGCTCTGCCATTTCATTGAGTCTGAGGCATTCAAAACGTCAGTGTTTGAAACTCGATTCGGTAAGTTTATTGCTGGCACAGAATACGCTGAATATGCTGTAGGCAACCAATTTGATGACAACCACGATTCTTTGATTAATGTCAAAGATGCTAAAATGCGTTATCAGTACACCCTGGAAACTCGCACCGGCACATTCAGTGTTTGGAACGATGTGCTAACCGGTGAATTTTTCGTACAGGCTAAACTGCCCAAAAGACAACTAGTCTTTACGATGCTGGCCGATAGGATGACATCTGAAAAAATCCTCATGACCCTATCGGATCGTCCATTGGGAATTCTCCGCACTGCTTTTACGCATGGTAGGGTGACCTTTGACGCACCATCAACGCGAAACACATTCGCTGAGATATTTAAGTAACATAAGAAATAACTTAATAAGGACAACTTAATATGAAGATTACAACGGGTCTTATCGCCATTGTGATTATGGCATTTATCATTCTGTGTTTGGTCATCGGTGCTCTGATGTGGCTAGGCAAGGATGCTGCATCATACGTTGCACTGGTCGGTTCGCTGCTCGGTAGCGCCATTAGCGCAATCGTACTGCTGTATGGTATGCATCAGCAGAATACAGTTATCGCTGCTCAGGGTAGCGATATCACCACTGTCAAGACGAATACCAACGGCACGCTCTCCGCTCTCCGCGCCGAAAACGCTGCGCAGGCCGCACAGCTACAGGTCGCCCTGGCTAAGCTCGCACCCAGTGACGCGCAGACCGTGCTGGACTCCACACTCACCCGAGCGCAGGTTTCACAGGCTGTCGCTGTGGCAACCTCTCCCGCGCTCAATGTGCCTGCCACTCTTGCCGCTCAGGCTGCCGCCCCTGCGGATGTGCCAGTAGCTCTCCCCACACCCGCACCCGTTTTCGTTGGCGCTAGCGATACCGTTGCACCTGATCCGACGTACGTAACGCCGAGCGGTGCCGTCGCCCCGAGCGTTCCAGTTGCCGGTGGGGATGGTGTCACCAGTGTCTAGCGTTGACGGGAATAGCGCTATCGCTTTCATGCGAGCGCACAGCACCAATGTTCCCGGGATGTGCCTCAATATGGTGTGGCAGGCGTACGGTTCGCACCCGAGCATCGGCACCTATGCGGGACAGTACCCTGATGCGCTGAGCGCGTGGAATCACGCGGAGCTAAAGCATGTGGGAGACAAGAATCCGCCCGCGGGTGTTCCCGTGTACTTCGGTGTCTCACCGACTCGCACAGACGCTAATAAGGCCGCCGGGGACGTTGTTATCAGTCTCGGTAATGGTCTGGTCATTGGTACTGATGTGGGCGGGGCGGGGCACATTGGTATCACATCTATCACTGATCGGGCTGCTGCGATCAGTCGCCCCTACCTTGGTTGGGCTGCTGATTTCTGCGGATACGATGTTATCTATAATGCCATGCCGCCCGCCAGCACTGCCGGTCTGGTATCTGCAATTCTTAATAATGGAGACAATAATATGGATGAGCTTTGGGAATATTTCAAAATCAATGGCGACACCTCGGGCACTATCTATGTGTCATGGAACCGGCTCGGTTACTGGGGGATGAGCGGTACAACGTTCACCGATCATCAGTACTGGCTGAAAAACGTACGCAAGGCGCCCGTGCCGGTTGTCCAGTCAGTTTCTAACGCTCAGGCTTTCGGCCCCAAACTGGGATAACGAAAATGCCAATAATGCCCGCACTAATGTTGACAAGCATTAGTGCGGGCATTAGTATTATCAGTATGAAGCGAATCACAATGACCGCCGCAATCCTCGCATTGCTGTGGGGGTTCTACCACTCGGGAACCTGTGGCGACTACAGCCACACCAACGCTATTCACCCACCACACACCCAGTGCGGATTCAACTAATGCGCGCCGCAATCACAGACGCCTGTATCGTCTCCGGTATTCTCGCATTCCTCATCTGCATTGCCGTTGCCGCCGTTGCCGGTGGTGACTATGTATTCGCTGTCATCTTCATTGCAATGATTCTTATTTCAGCCGTCCTCACAATTGAGTACATTCATAAGGAAACGAACAATGAGCAGGAAAGCAAACACCACAGTCAGATTCATTAAACCAGAAAGTATCAAGCTCGGTGACACAATCAAAGTCGAAGAAAAAGTCCAGGATTGTACGATTCAAAGAATCGGTATTGTTGCGCGACGGGAGCAGGGTATACATGCAACCGAATACACCAGTAGTCAGGGTATCGTGCTATACACGCACTGGC